CACTTGCTCTCCGGAGCGAACATGGGCAGCTGCAGCGCGCCGCCCGAAGGCTTCTTGGCCATCAGGCGTCTCCGTAAGTCAGCAGCAGATCCGCGATGTCCTTCTTGGCGGCTTCCAAGTGGCACCGCTCGCTCCAGTGGAGCAGCATGTGCAGCGCGCCGCGTTCGGTCGCGCCCAACCCCTGGGCCTGAGCGAACTCGTCGATCACCTTGTGCGGTACGACGCCCCTGGGCAACCGGACGCCCTCGTCATAAAGCTCAAGCAGCTTCTGGACATAGTGGTCCGCCTTCTGCACGTCCTGCCGACCGGCCTTGGAGTGGTGGCGGGAGATATACTTGGTCGCGCACCCTTCCAGGTAGCCGACGCCATAGCGTTCGATCAGGTCCCAGTGTTCGAGCTTGCCGTTCTTGTAGTGGTCCCCGCCCACCTGACGTTCATTCGCCTTCACTCGCACAACTCCTTGATGATCCCGGCCTGACGAGGCAGCGGTGAGCGCCCCTTCATGGCTTCATAGACTTCCTGTGCCCGTTCCGGCAGCGGCGTTTCGGTGAAATACCGCTCGATCTCCTTGAGACCCTCAGCGGCATAGCCGTTGCCCATGGCAACCTGCTCCCGCGACCACAGCCAGAATTCCAGCTTGTCGCAAGCCTTCAGCTTGACATAGTCGTCCGGGGCCAGGTCGTGCTCGCTGGGAAGGTTGAGCGAATGATTGATCCGCGTTTCCAGCAGCGTGATTTCGTCCTTGAACCCAGGGACGTAGCGGCCAACCGGGGCAGGGCTGTCGCCCACCCAGGCTTCCGGAACATCGTGCACCAGAGCGTAGATGCTGAGCCGGGGGAAGTCGTCCGGCCACAGGTAGAACAGCAGCATCGCGACGCCCCACGAGTGGGCTGCGTTGTTGTAGGAGCCGTTGTGGGGAATGCCGTGGCACCGCTCCACCTTGCCGCCCGCACGGCTCTGCACGATATTGGCACACAACGTCAGGTGCGGGATTTCGACTTCTCGGTCATAGTTGCTCATGATGACTGCATCTCCTTTTCTCGCCGGTCCAGCCATTCTTCCGTCGCCCGCCGCCAGTCGGTGGCCTTGCAATTGGCAAGGTTCTCGCGGGCGCGGCGGAAACGCTCCTCTGGGCCAAGGTCGCGTTCCTTGTAGGACTGGTGGGCCAGCCACATGGGGATAGCCACCCGGCGGAAGAAAGGATCTCGCAATCCAACCACCGGACCACAATCCAGAAATACTGACAGGTCTTCACGCCACTGCTTGATGGGCGTCGAGACGATCGGGAACGGCTCAACTTCGCCCAGGGTATAGGGGTTGGCCGCCAGCACGTCCTCGCTCTGGCCCAGGGAGGCGACGCCTTCAAGGGTAGAGTGGTAGGCGTGGAAATTGTTGCTCACCTGGTAGAGGGTGCCCACTTCCACCCCGACGCCCGCCGCCAGGTATTCCTGGAGGAAGCTGAAGTGAACTGCGTTCGCGCCGTAGGCCCCCCAGACCATGTCGTTGCTGCGGCAGAGGATGGTCATGTCGAGCTTGCCCTCGACGCTCACCGAGACGTAGATGTGCGTGTTGCACGGCACGTCCTTGCCGCCGTCCTGGGCCACACCCGGATCAACATAGCCGTCCCACATGGAGATCACCTGGCGGCGATCGTCGGGGTTGGCCTTGAGGGCATCGATCACGCGGGTCAGCTGGTCCGGCCCACCCGTGGTACCATCCGCCGGATGAAACCAGTCCAGCCACCGCTTACCGTAGGCCCCGTGCAGCGTCTTGCCATCGTCGCTGAAGGTCTTCATCCGCTTGACGAAATGCTCGACAAACTTGACATCATCACGGCCCGCCAGCATCCACAGGCATTCGAACAGGTGGAAGAACGGGTTGGCGTCCCGCTCCTCGTGAAAGATCACCCGTTCGCGCGGCTGGAGGTAGACCGTCGTGACCGGCGTCGGGAACAGGCGAACCTTCCCGTTGCGGCTATCGCGGTCGACGCCCAGGGCGCTGATGTGGTTGACGCCCAGAGGGAGGGCTTCCTGGACGTTGCGGGCCGTGATGACGTGCATTACTTCTTGCTCCTTCGACCTAATCGGCCTTGTTCCCATTGTTGCTTCGCTCTTGCGCTTCTACGCTGCCGCTCTTCAGGGTTGGCGGCAATACGCTTTGCGCTTAAACTCATCTTTGACTTGGTTTCTTCTGAAATCTTTCTCCCAACTGCATGGTGAGAACGGTGTTGAGCGTCAGTCATTAACTCTAAATTACTAAGATCATTGTTAAGTCTATCCTCGTCTTTATGGTGAACTACTTCACCCTTTAACAAAGGACGGCCCAAATCTCTTTCCATAACTAAACGATGCTGCTTATGCCATCGACCTTGGTGCTTCTCCATCACGTAACCGTGAACGGCGTCTATGTAGATATCCCCGTCTTGACAGTTACGCGGCATATGGAGTAAACTTCTGCTTTGGCCGCCCTTCCCCTAGCTTCGCACGCATCATCTTGTCAAATTCGCAGAGCGTGTGCTCAACTTCGCGCATTTCCCAGCGCGGCCAGTCGGCAGGCCACAGATCTTCCTGCCCTGCGCACGAGAGCAACTCGCGCATGCGGTCGTTCATGCAAGCGCGATCGTTCGCGCTACCGTGCTTGTAGAAGCCCATGGGCAAGTCGAACACGCGGCTGATACCCCGCGCAGCCCCTGGGCCTGCCGACGCCCATGTCATGATGTCAGGAGCATTGCAGAGCACCGGGCTATGCCGAAGGTCCGTGACCATTTCATAGGCCATGAACGGCCCAAGGTAGGGGAACATGCACAAGGCTTCATGAAAGCCTTCCAGGGTGGTGTCCTCGTCCAGGGCATATTCCATAGTCGGAAGCTCCTGGATCACGGCATCAATGCACTGCAGCAGACCGTCGATCTTGTTGACGCCGATCGGCGACTTGATCATGTAAGCCGCCCCAAGGATAGTGCCGCCCGCCCCGAATACATTGCGCAGCAAGCGCCGCGCTTCGTCGGTGTCCCAGTCGCCCAGGAGAAGGTCGCGCAAAAGCTCGCCGGTCTCGATCTTGTTGAACCACCGGAAGATCACCGCCGCACGGATCTGCTTCTGAATGTCATCACCGAGCGGCTGCGTCAGCCGCTTGCGCATCCACTGCGTCACACGGTCGTCTTCGCGGAAGATGTTGCAGAAGCGGTATTCCTGCAGAATGGGGTCGCTGGTCCACGGCCCCGGCTCACCGGCCTGCCGCTTCAGGAAGATGTTGTAGCGTTCACGGGCGAACGCGAAGTAGGCTTCAATTCCCATCGGAGGCAACCCCTTCCAGCATCACGGCGACAACGGCCATCCCCATCAGGAACAGGAATGCATGCAGCCATTCGCCCCGGTTGATCGCCATCACGAGATACCACAGCACCCCGGCGTCGAGCAGGCTCATGTCCTTCTTGGTCAGGTAACGCGCGGCATGGCGGAACAGGGCAACCACCTTCTTCATAGCGCCAACTCCTGCTGGAGATAGGCCAGGGCGCTGTCGCGGCTTTCCCACCGCGCCGGGACGCCAGCTTCCAGCAGGCGCTCAACCGACTTCTTGACGCCCTTGAACTTGCTCTCGGTGTTCTTGGTGGCCACGTCCGGCTTGTTCGGATCCTTGGCGCGGCGGCGGATATTGATGCTGTCGATGCATACGTCGAGCGGCGTGTCGAGCGCGATCACCCCCATCTCGATGCCCTGCTCCTGGGCCCACTTGTGCAGGTCGACCGTCCGGTTGACGTCTGCGCTGATGAGCAGGCCCTCGAAGATCACATCGTGACCAGCGGCGGCGCTCTGCCGCACCAGGTCGAAGATGTCGTCCATGCTCGCGATAGTGTCACAGCCGCCGCAAGCCGTTTCATAGTGGCCAACCACGGCGAGGCTGCGGCCCCGTTCCCCACGGCTGTATACATAGCCCAGGGGCTGCTTGCGCCCTTCGCGCCGGAACACAGTGCGGCTGCCATAGAGGGCGGTGAGGTTGCGGACCAGGGTGGACTTGCCAGAGCCGCTGGTCCCGCGCAGGTTGAAGATCATGATTGCTCCCTTTCTTGGGACCTTGTTGCCTTCTGTTGCCCGTCAGCGAAATCAGCTTCTTGGGGCAAGGCTTTCAGCGAGACGTTCTGCGCAGTGCTTGATCAGCAGCACCACGTCATGGAATTCCTGGGTGCCGCGCGCAATAAAGGCCGGATCCGGGATGCGGGTGCGGGGCGGATCGCCGAAGTGAGCGAGGCAGTGGGCCTGCATCGTCTCAGACTGGGGCGTTTCCTGCACCATCGCCTGGAGGCGCTTCAGGTTGCCGCTGTCCATGTAGATCACCCCATCAGCCCAGGCGATATCTTCCAGGGTGATGTCGCGCGAACGATGGCCTTCCAGGTTGAGGCCAAGCTCGGTCGCCGCGTCCCGCATCTTGCGGGAGGCCGG